CAGATAGTAATGGCAAGCATCGAAAATGACTAAGAAAATCCGGAAACTTGCAGTGATAAGATCGAACGGCCCGGACGGCTGTCCGTTTGGCTTGCCGATTTCGCATGCTTGCAAGTCTGTCGGAGATCTTATTTATCACATGGCACCATTGGATATTCTTGGTCCGGAAGCAACTGAAGAAGAAAGAACCGAGATTTCTGAAGCCAATAAACACCTATTGAGGTGGAAGTCCCCCGGAAACCGCTGCCCGTTTGCTGGCAAACTGTTCATAGAGCAGCCCAAGGCTGTTGAGTGCAATTGGGGCTCAAATGCACAAGGTGTTGGCGCAAGCGGAACTGTTAGTGGTTCGCCTTTCTTCTGGAGGATGTTTTCAGGGACGGGGCTTGATGGATTGTATAGTTATCCGTTGGGTTACTACACCGACAACTCAATTGACCGAGGATTGTACTACGGACCTTTTTCAATTGAGAGCCTAGCCAAAGACACAACTAATAAAAAGCAATAGAATAAGAACACTTCTGTCCACAGTGAGTAATATGAGTTTAGCCAAAGAAGCACAGAATTTTGACGGGTTTAGCGTACCAATGGCCCCACAGCCAGCTATGCCAACTGAGGAACCAAGACCGCTAGCGGCCGAAGATACGGCCATGGCAGATGACCTGGTGCTTATCCAGGTTGATGAGGATGACGCTCATGACTATGACTTCACCCTTCCAACTGTTCCTGGTGGCGACGATCAGAATGATCTGTTTGCTGAGCCGGTAGCTATTGAGGTTGAGGAGCCGAACGAAATTGAAGTCGAGAATGACCCATGGAAATGGCAGGTAGCCGGATTCCTAGACTGGCTGCAAAAGATGCTGCAGGGTGTGCCACGCCACTCTGGTAAGGACACCGCCGGATGTGAGCGAGCTATTGCTTACCTCGAAGCGTTGGATAAGGAAATCTCCAAGGCCGTTCGTAGCGATCTTAACAATGAGATTGCAATTGACGCAGTTGAGAAAGCGCGAGATGAGATTCACAATGGTCTTGAGCGCCTTTATGATCGCTTGGACAAGATTCGGGACAGCAAGTACCCAAAGCGCAAGAGCAAAAAGAAGAAGGCCGATGGAGAGTCAGACGAACTTACCAAGGAGGCTAGCAAGGCAACTCGAATCAATGGCATGACCATCACGGTACCATTGTTCATTTCCGGAATCGTCCGTACTTGTCTTAACTCAATGGTCAGTGCCGGCAAGGACTTGGAAGATTGCTTTGAGAAGCTTTCGAAGAAGTACAACCTTACTGAACGCGAAGTGTTCGAAGCTGTTCAGCTATTCTCTGACATGGGCTACGCAATTCGCAGGCCACGAGGTTATGACCTTGATGAGGAGATTGATTACACCTCTACTGACAACCTTGATTGGAACGCCAACTACCCAGGATAAGTAAATGAGCAGATCCTTCAAAATCAACAAGAATGCAGAATATGATTATGTTCGTAGTGAACGAGTAGATTGGCTTGATCAGTTTGCAGAGAGTATTAACGAAGCTTCGAAGACAGCTGTTGAAGTTGCACGCGATCGTAGTGAACGCTCTATTCATGAGCAGATTTCGTCTATCATGAACAATAAATCTGGTCGCACTGTTGATAGTGTTGTAAAGGACATGCAAGAGCGCACTGGACTCAAGACATACCTTCAGTCACTGCATAAAGAAAAGGGCAAGGTTGCTCAAGTTCAAAACTACAGATTATTTCCCGATCTAAATAAGGATCTGGAGGATTCAATCAAAAGCTACATTGAGAACAACATTGCGACACATCACGGACAGATAACCGTGCCAGCACTTCAGCACGAGGTTCTTGAGGTATTCAAGAACAGCGGTGTCAATCAGGACCACCTATCGTCAGAAGCAGTCGTTGGATACATAAACAAAGCTATTGCAAGAGAACAGAGATTGAGTCCATCCTCAGCTCCTGCCATGGATCTTGGAAAGGGTGTTGGCGTCGTTGACGTTGATGCAGAAGACCCAGAGAATACAGACTTCATGCACAACATGATGCCTGTAAGCAATTGATTCTACTAATAAAACTCCATACATCCCTTGGCTTAAATACAACCTAGATGGAGTTTTATGTTCAAAACGAGTATATTTGACCAGTTAAAGGACGGGTTACTTTCGATAGATCCCGTCCATTTTTGCGAGAACAATCTAACACTTGATGGGAAGCCATTTCGGCTTAATGGTAATGGATACAAGCCATTTGCCGACATTTACCGATACATTGGAATTCGTGCGTTACACAAGAATTCCAAGCCTGTTGTTATAGTCAAGGGCCGTCAGGTTGGAGCTACTACGATGGCTGCAGCTCTTGAGTTGTTCTTTGGTGCATCGGGCAACTTTGGAACAAACGGCAGAGCACCGATGCGTGTTCTGCATGCATTTCCGCTTCTTGATATTGCATTCCAGTACACAAAGACCAAACTCAATCCAATGATCAGCGGTGCAAAGCCAGACGAAAAGTCTGCGCTTAAGGGCAAGGCAAAGAGCCGCATTGAAATAAAGATTGACAAATCTGCGGCTGCCAATGATTCTTTGCAGTTTAAGCAATTTGAGAATGGAAACCATGTTCAGATTGAATCAACCGGCCTTGATGCAAACAGGCTTCGCGGACGTACCGTTGACTGTATTCTGTTTGACGAGTTTCAGGATATGTCTCGTGCTGCCTACGTTAACGCCACTCAGATTCTTGCAAAGGCGCAGTATGGCATTCCGTCTCGCGGTATACAGGTTCTTTTTGGAACACCAAAGCAGAAGGGCACTTTGTACTGGGATGTTTGGCAAAACTCATCTCAGCAGTACTACTACCTAGGTTGTGAAAAGTGCGAAAAGCACTTCCCGCTGTATACGCCAGGATCTGATGAATGGGAAAGAATCTGGATTGAAGATAGCCTTCCGCCAAACCACCCAAGCCATGGGTACATCGTAAAGTGTACTCACTGTGGACACGAGCAGGATAAGCGCCAGGCTGCAGAGCGCGGCAAGTGGGTTGGCACAAGGCCAGAAGATGAGGCTCAGTACACAGGTTTCCACATCAACCAGCTGTACATGCCTGACTTTAGGCGCCAGGATATCATCAACAAAAAACCAGAGAACAACGTTGAGTACACCGAGCGAGCGTATCAGAACGAAGTTCTGGGCGAGTTCTTTGCTGGTGATGCCGCACCACTGACACCAGAAGAAATTAAGGAGTTCTGTGCAGACATGGAACGTGGTTTTTCGCGAGGCATTTCAATCAACGATCCAAAGCGCGTTTATCTTGGATGCGACTGGGGAGAGAAGGTCGACATGAGCCAGTTTGTTGTTGGTGACCGTGAGAAGAAAACCCGCGGCCAATCATACAGCTCTTCCGTTGTTATTTCTGTTGATGGTACTGGTACAATCAATATTGAGTTTGCAAGATTACTCAAGCGAAACGACCTTGAATACAAAAAAGGATTCATAGATGAAGTGTACCGAAGATACTCGATACACAGAGGCGTTGGAGATATTGGTTACGCAAACGATCTAACAGAATTGTTGCATCGAGATTTCGGTGACAGATTCTTGGCCTCTCGTGCTCACAACAACATTACTGGTAACGTCAAATTCCAGAAGGATGTGTTCCCACAAGAAATTGTGTTTGATAGGAACTACTATATTGCTGAATTACTTGATCTTATGAAGCATGGTAAGGTTCGTTTTCCATTCAAGAGCTACGAACAAATTGGCTGGTTAGTAAACCACTGCACCAGTATGGAGATTAAGCCAAGCCTAGATAGGGCAGGTAACATCAAGATTACCTATGTTAAGGGCAGCACTCCAAATGATGGCTTTATGGCCTTGCTGAATGCGTACCTAGCCTATAAGTTTGATATCTCCGAAGGTTTCACAATTAAGAACCCAAACAACATGAGGAGAGGTGGCGGCCAAAGTTCAGATGGACCGCCAATCATTGGAGCGTGGATACCAGGAATGAATCCTGCTAAGAAGGGCGGTGGCTACGGTATGAACTAGAGCAAGCGAGCTGCTTCTGCAGCCAGCGGGCTTCTTACACCGTCTCGCAGCGATACGTGACCGGCAAGCTCAGAATCCTTGAACTTGTCGATTACGTAAGTGAGGCCGTTATTCATGGCATCTAGCCTAGAATCATCAATCTGCTCGATATCACCTGTTAGAACAATCTTCGAGTTCTCGCCAGCTCGTGTCAAGATGGTCTTAATCTCTTCTTTTGTGATGTTCTGGGTTTCATCGATGAGTATGAAGGTATTGGCAATGCTTCGACCGCGCAGGTAAGTCAGAGCTTCCATATGAATCTGGTCAGAGAACTGAGCCAGGTTGCTTCGCCATGCTGGGCCTCCTGAGAGGTTTTTGCGCCTATGGGTATCACTACCCCGGTTATTAGGCGAAAGCACCCCCAGGCTATCTCTGATGGCTCCCATCCATGGATCTAGCTTCTCTCCTAAGTCACCAGGCAGATATCCAACATCCTTGCCTACCGGTTGGAATGGACGATAGATTTCCATCTTGTCATAGATCTTCAGAGATACCACTGATTCAATGCCGGCAGCCATGCTCAGCAATGTCTTACCTGTCCCTGCAATGCCGGCTAAGGAGACAAGATGCACGCTTGGGTCCATCAACATGTCAAGGGCCATCGCCTGCTCAACATTTCTGGCTCCAATGCCCCAAGCACGAGTTCCGTTCACGAACTTGATCTTGTCTCCGCGCCTTCTTCCATAAGCAATTGTTTTACCTTCGGGGTTCTCAAAGATAACGCATTCGTTTGGTAATAGATCTTCTAACTCTTCGTTTTCATAGCAGTTGATGCT